GCAGCCATCCGCCAACAGAAGAAGGTGATGATGTATCACCTCGAAATGACCGAAAAGCAGGTGATGGATAAGGTTTTGGCATCCGAGGCGACTATCCCACTTGACGCAATGAAGGACGGCTCAGCGTTGTCCGATCACTCGGCGAAACTGATGGCTGCTGTATCCAAGATGAAAGACGCCAGCTTTGACGCTTCGTACCGCTCGAGCTACACCATGCAGCAGATCCGCGCAGACGCGCGCCGTAAGAAGCGCAAGGATGGGCTTGATCTGATCATGGTTGACCATCTTGGGCTGCTGAACGCTGACGATCCGAAGCATAATCAAGTGGCGAAGATCACCGAGATATCAAGGCAGGCAAAACTCATGGCTAAGGAGCTGAATGTCCCTGTTCTGTTCCTGTCTCAGCTAAACCGTTCGCTCGAGCAGAGGCCAAACAAACGTCCAGTTCCGTCCGACCTTCGCGACTCTGGATCGCTCGAGCAGGACGCCGATATGATTATCTTCGTCTATCGCGACGAGGTTTATCATCCGGATACTGATCGCAAGGGGATTGCCGAGATCATCATTGGCGCCTCTCGAGAGTGTTCGCCTGAGACGTTCTTCAGCATCTTTCAAGGTAAGTACTCGAGGTTTACGAAACTGGACCCTGCTGTATTCCAGGGTTGGGATGAGGAAGAGCCTGCGCCCAAGAAAAGTGGCGGCACCAAGTGGAAGAAGGAAGGCTTCTAATGGAGAGCGGAAATGACTATCTGTGTTATGAATGTTGGGCCGGTGAATTTGGCAACCCTTTCGATTGCAGATCGCCAGAGCATCGAGGACTGGAAGGCGGACTGTCTAGAGAGATGGAAGCAAGCACAGGCCCATGCCAGCCAGATCTATTTGGGGCTGAAGGGGGATAAGGGTCGCGTATGGGCAGAAAGGGAATTGCAAGCTAGACCCGACATCGAAGCCGAAACCCGGCGCCAACTGAATCTATTGCTAAGGGTGAAAAAGTGATTGCAAAATGGGAAGAGGCAGAAATTCAGCTATTGCGCTTTGGTATTGAGGATGTTCTATCCATCAAGGAGATGGCCGTTGCTCTAGGGCGCACCGACAAGGCAGTCAAGAATAAGTGCTGGCGTCTTGGGCTTCTTGAATCTAGAGAATGGACCGAGGACCAGATTCAGATGGTCCGCGATGAATACGACACCGGCAAGCCTGTGCGCGTAGAGAGGCTAGAGGAGCTAACAGGAAAGACGCGAGCAGCGATATTCCTCAAGGCTTCCAGGATCGGCCTTGGAGACAGGAATAGGAAGGTTGTCGAATTCAGGAAGGAATACCCGAACAAGTTCGACAATCAAGAGGATAGAAGCGCAGCCAAATCGATTTCGCAAAAGAAATATCTCGCAGAAAACGGTCATCCGAAAGGAATGCTAGGAAAGGCTCACTCTCAAGATGCAAAGGATAGAATCTCGGTAAAATCAATCCAGTATCACGCCAACCTATCCGAAGATTTGAGAGCTGAATACCTTATGAAATCCCTGAAAACCAAAGTGGCAAATGGAACCTATGCGATTCCCCGTAAGAATTGCTCGTGGAAAGCGGCGTGGCACGAGATTGGCGGAAAGCGCAAATACTACCGATCTAAGTGGGAATCGAATTACGCCTACTACTTGGAATCGTTGAAGATCAACGGTGAAATCAAGGACTGGACACACGAATCCAAGGTGTTCTGGTTCGAAGGAATCAAGCGTGGCTGCGTGAGCTATCTGCCTGACTTCCATGTCATCAAGGTCGATGAGTCCGAAGAGTATCACGAGGTCAAAGGCTGGATGGATGCCAAGAGCGTTACTAAAATCAAGCGCATGGCTAAATATCACCCTGATGTCAAGCTGATCGTCATTGATTCTAAGGCTTACACCGCCCTGCAAAAACAGGTAGCTGAAACCGTTCCAGGCTGGCAGAAATAGCTTGACTCTACCAACACCTAAGCCATAATCAGCAGACATTTACGGAGGGTGATTCATGAAGCTTGAAATCATAGATAAAGAGCACGCGGCGATTCTGGATAAGCATTTCCACGAACGGACCGTTATCGACTTTGCTGGCTTGTCATTGGCAGTTGTAGAGGCTGGCGTTAACTATCAACCATACCGACCTAGCTGGACTTTTGTCTTCGCGGAGGTAGGTAAGGTTATCTGGGATGGAGAAGGATTGCCGCCTGTCGGGACTGTATGCGAGCACAGACGCTTGGTTGACGGTCAGGAATGGACAGAAGTAGAAATAGTTGCGCATCGCACCTTTGATGGAGACGACTATCCGTGCGCGGTATTTGTCTATTCTGAAAGCTCTAGCCACTCAAGCTCAGGAGATCACTTCCGTCGATTGCGCACACCAGATGAGATTGAGACAGAAGATAGAAACCTTGAGATCGAGGCAATGGCTAAAGTATTAGGCCTGGTTGCTTGTGATGACTACGTGGCGGCAACTGCTCTTTACGACGCCGGCTACCGCAAACAATAGTTCTCCAGAGAACAGTTAACAGTTAACCTTTAACGTTATTGGGTGGAGGGGTTTTGTATGGCATGGTGGAAATTGTTTTGGAATCCGGTTGGGGTTGTGGCTGAGACTCCGGAAGAGAAATTCGAAACGTCGGCATTTGAGAATGTGATCAGCGAGCCGGTTCGCAGTATTGTCAAGGCGATGATCAGTGATCGGAAGCGGTTCATTGTTCAGGTTGAACACGGATTTTCCGCATCAAACACAATAAAATACGCAGTGATGGACATTGACACGGAAGAAGAATTTCACGCAAAATCCTGCTTCTATCACGGCTATGATTCGTATGAGCGCCAATACTTCGGTCCAGCATGGGCAAAGACTTATGAAGTCAAGTGGGCGGTAGAGACCGTATCCAATCACTATAGGGCTTTACGAGATCGCGCCTCACGCATTCAAACCGCCCGCGAACGCAACCGCCTAATCGAGATCTACGCATGACCCTAACCGACCTACTCCCAATCCTCCTGGCAGCCTACGAGGAGCATGGCGACCTACCGCTAGCTACTGGCTTCGACGACCACCGCCAAATCCTAGGCGTACTAATCTCGCCAATCGAGAAAGATTGCGAGGTTGGGAAGAAAGGGGAGATGTTTTTGGATTTTTATTGAGGGATTACGAATGAGCGATCACACGAAAGGCCCATGGCTTTATCTAAAAGCCGAGCAAGCAGTAAATGAGCAAGAGTATTACATTGCTAGCGATAGTGGTGTTATCGGATACTGGAAGGGTGGAAAGTCTTGGCATGATGACGATCAATGGGTTTTGACTGAGGCCGACGCCAAACTAATCGCCGCCGCTCCTGATTTGCTTGAGGCGCTACAGGCATTGCTCGACTACGCTGAATCAGGTTGGGACAATTTCCCTGACTGCGCGATTGCCGCCAGAAAAGCAATCGCCAAAGCATTGGCGTAACGAATTCTTTACGAGAGCGGGGTCATAAAATGAATGAGCCTATCTGGTCATACAGAAAGGAGGACGGAATATACGAGTTCGAAGCCGTCGCAAAGTATGGAGTACTGAAATTCTACGTTCGGCACTGGATTTCACAGATTGAATTTGATCAGGCTATCAACCAGCTTGCATTGATAGAGTCAGCGGTTGAAGGCATGATGAATAAGTTTCGTAAAATGGCATTCGAAAGCGGCCCGAAGCAAGAAAAACTAGGCGAATGGCCCAAACAGAAATACGACAACAATTCAATAACTTGCTTGAAATCCTGATCGATTGGTCGCCTGTAATAGTTTAAGCCTATGGAGAATAAGATGAACGACACACGCGCAAGATTCGAGGAAATTTGGCCGGTGCCTGATGATATCTATTGGGACGCTGAATTCGGCATGTACCTAGGCGGGCACGAGAACCGACTTGAATGGGACGCCCGCCTCGACACCTTCACCCGCTGCCAGGAGACTATGGCGCCTGTATTTTCTTTGATCGAAGAGATGGTAAGAGAGCTCGATAGCTGCTATTGCTCTCTTGATGGGTTTGGTTGCGGAGCTGATTACTTTATTATTGATCGAGCAAATAAATTGCTGGTGGAGATGAAATGAGCGAGATTCAAGGCTATGTGATCGTCAACAAAGAAACTGGCAAGCGATGGGGGTCGTGCTTCGATACAACTGGCGGCGCAAAGACTAGCTGGCATGGTGAGTTCTGCCGTAGAACTGGTTATCCATCAGCAGCAATGCGGCACCTTAAAGGATTGAGGTTTGATGAGCAGACTGAATATGTGATTAAGCCTCTGATAATCATGGAGACTGCCAAATGACATTGCCTGGACAGATGGAGCTAGCTACTGTGATCGATCATCAGCGCTACCCAGCGAACGTAATGGACATACAAGACACACACAAGCCTCTAGGAGTGCGATTGGCCAAGATGCTATCCCAGTACGAGGCTAGACCTTCTAGCGAGCTGTGGTCGTCCATACAGAGCCTTGCACGTGAGATCCTGAAGTCATGAGCGCGGACTGGGTGATTGTTCTTATGATCGGATCATATTTGGCTGGAGTAGGCGTTACTTTTTACTCCATGAAATAACCTTGACTAAAACAAAAAAGGCTCCTAATGTGGGCCTTTCTTTTTGCGGTGAATTTGGAGGGTGTAACGTGGACAACAAGCCTTGGAAAGATGAAGAAGAGATCGACTACACGCAGGACGTGTGGGATATCCTTGACCAGTACCGAAACAAGCATCACAGGGTAGTCATTAGCTTCATTAGGCATTACTACACGGCCAAGCTATGGAAGGCTGCATGTCTTGCGGGCTGGACGCTCAGCATCGGACTAATGATTATTATCGGAGTAGCAATCAAATGATCACCACCCAAACCCTAAAAAACGCAGCCTTCGCGATTGAGCATGACCTGTTCACTGATCCAGACGGCGCGAACTATCTGGTTAAGGATGGGGCTATATTGCGGAGGTGGGAGCCTGAGCATGATGACGGGGATGCGTTTCGGCTAATGGCCGCCATCGGTTTCGAGGATTGCATTGCGTACATTGAAGGAGGGCTAGAGGCTGCACGATGCTATCCGCCTACCGACCAAGCCGCATCAATTCGGCACTCAATACTTCTTGCAGCATCTGAGATCGGAGAATCCCTAAAATGCCAATCCTAGCTTGCACATGGTTCGCAATCGTGTGTTTAATGCCTGCCGTTAAGGTGAAAATTAGTTATTGGAGTGGTGTATGACAAATTTCTGCGAAAGGTGCAATGGCTCAGGATGGGCTGATGCTTCGTGCGTAAGGCTTTGCGATGATTGCAATGGTAATGGAGTAGCTGAGTCGACCGAGATTGAAAGGCTCAGGAAGGAGAACAAGGATCTTCGTTTGGCTATTAGTGAGGCTGAATATAGAGCTGATCAGGGCAAATTGTGGAATGGCATGGGTTGGACGCACACAGGCTTGAGCGCACACGGACAGCAAAAGGTACTCGACATTCTTCGCGCCGCCATCAGTTCTCCGGAGAACCCTTAATGCCAACGCTGAGCATCCTAGGGCTCACTCTGGAGGCTGATATAAACTACGCGCATACAGAGCCAGCCACTAGCCACGCAAACGGCTCCAGCGAGCTTGAGTGGACTCTGCTCGAAGGCACCGACGAAATAGGCGAAACAATTTCAAAAGAATCGCTTGACTTAATCTCGATCCAGTTCCAAAGTGACATCGAACGCGCTATTTGGGCGCAGATAGGGAGATAACAATGAGCACAATCACAGTCACCCAAGCACGCATCGCACTCGAAGCCGCGCAACTGGCCTACATCAGCGCCGACGTAGAACACCCTACCGCACTGCCGCTCGCAAAAGCAGACATGGAGAATGCACGCCACGAATACTGGAATGCGTGCGCCAATTTCTGTACTAAACTCGAATTCTCGGTCGACCTGGCTGAGGTTCATGAGAATCTGATTACGCAGGGGCTTTGGGTATGAGTGAGTTGCAGGCGGGTGGATTGGCGCTTGTCGTTGGGTGCAGAGTTGATCCGGTATTGATTGGTTCTGTTGTCACGCTGATTAAAATTGTTGAGCCGGGCGAATCGTTCAAAGGCATGACATTCATTGGGAAGGAGAATTGCTGGATGGTTGAGGGTGAGAATCTTGCATCGATTAGGGCTGATGGAAGCCATTTGATTGCGAAGCACTCGTACGTTGCACCACGCCACCTGCTCCCAATCAAACCAGAAGCCGACCCGCTCGACGTAACCCATAAGGAAGAACTGCATGCATGAAATTATCAAGGAGATGCAGGCTAGAGGCTGGAGCCTGGCACTAATCGCCAGCCGCAGCGGGGTAAGCCAGAACAGGCTTGAGCGCGGAGTGTTCGGGGTAAGGGAGGAGCGGGCCTTGCTCAGACTCGCAGAAGAAGAATGCGGTATTAGCCTCGACGACATGGAGACAGAAGAATGAAATCCACCGAATTCCTACAGGCAGCAATCGACGTTCAGGCTGAGCGAGGCAAGCAGTACGACAAACCAAACGGTGAGCGCTCAATGGGCGCAACTGTAAGCGCATTCAACTGCATTACTGGGTTTACTCTTGAAGAGAGCGATGGCTGGATGTTCCTGGGCCTCCTTAAGCTCGTCAGACAGTCGCAAAACCCAGAGCAATACCATCATGACTCCGCGCTTGACTTCGTTGCTTATGCGTCACTGTACGCTGAGGCGGCTAGTGAGCAGTGTGGGCAGTTGGAGGCACAAGAAACAGAAAAGTCTGCACGTATTATTTCCGATATTCCTGATATGCAGGAGTGGCAAAACTGGAATGGCGGTGATGTTGTAGAGTCAATGGAGGCGACGCAAGGTATCGAAAATGGCGGATTTTACATACTGATTGCAGATCCTGATGAGAATGGAGATATACGGTTCATTGACTCGGAAGGTGATAACCGAGCGCGAGACGCAGACAAATACCGATTCGCATACCGCCCAACGAGCACAGCCAAATGACCGAATACAACGAGCAGCGATAAAAATTCAATCAAGGCCCGAAACAGGGCCTTTTTATTGCATAATGGAAAAAACGCTAGGTCAGAGGGATGTATATGCAAGAGCTTCAGTGGTGCATGAGCCAGGGTTACACGAATCAGCAGGCGGCTGATCATTTGGGGATTAACGAGCGGACGGTTCGTAGATGGAAGGCTCGGTTGAAGCCGGAAGCATTTCAGGAGGGCGCTAACGATGATGGGCATTTCGATACCTTCGTCATTACGTCGGCAGTCAACGCCACAAAGGCGCACAACGGATTCCTTGCATCGCTGCACAAATACTGCGATGCCAACAACGCCAAGCTGATCGTTCTGCCTATGCGCTATCGCAACCCTACGCGCAAGGAAGAGACTCCAGATGATTGGTGGGATGCTCGACTAACTACGCATATCGTCAATCAGCGCACGAAGCTATGCCGTGACGTTGTTCTGCTCGCCGATATCAAGGTTCAACCTACTGCTATCAACCCACTGCAAGGCTGGCTGACAGTCTCTGGCACGGACTCTGCAATCCTGGCTCACACGAAAGTTGCGCTTCAATCAGTGCCAACTATGGTTGGTGATGACGCTAAGCTCGTGATGACCACTGGCGCCTGTACTGTCCCGCAGTACTCCGACACTAACGCTGGTAAGAAGGGCGAATTTCACCACACGCTAGGCGCTGTGATTGTCGAGGTTGACCGAAAAGGCACGCATCTACGCCACGTATTGGGTGAACGAGACGGCTCATTCATCGACCTGACTACCAAGTACTCGCGGCATGGCGTTGAGGCTGCTCCTGATGCGTCAGTGTTGATCCTTGGAGACCTACACGCTAGACAGGTAGACAGCAAGGCACTGGACGCAACAGAGAGGCTTGCAGTGACTCTGAGCCCGAAGTCCGTATGCTTGCATGACGCTCTTGACTTCTCGTCGGCTTCGCATCACGCCGGATACTTCGAGAAGTTCAAGCTCCACGTCACCAAGCAGAACAGCATTCTGTCTGAACTGAAGGTGACAGCCAAGATCCTTGACCGAATCTCAATGTGGGCGCCTGAGATTGTCATGGTCGGCTCGAACCACAACGAACACTTCACCCAGTACCTGTCTAAGTTTGAGAACGCGCTAGACCTTGAGAACGCGCTGGTTTATCACGAGACAAAGGCGGCAATGCTTCGTTCGATTCATGAGGGCTCGTATCTAGACCCGTTCAAGTACTGGGTTGATAAGCTGGCATCGAGTCATGAGGCTATCCACTGGCTGCGACCAGGCGAGTCGTTCTCGCGTCACGGTATCGAGCTTGGGTTTCATGGCCATCGCGGCCCGAACGGCGCACGAGGTAGCACGAAAGGGTTTAGCAATATCGGGGCGCGCACAGTCACTGGGCATAGCCACTCGCCAGCCATCATAGACGGCGCGTATTGCGTAGGTACGACCAGCAAACTCAAGATGGG